TTAACTTGACCCTCTTTATGAAATTCAAGAAGAGTTCTTTCTGCTATTCGAGCATCTTGTATTTGTGTTAAATCAAGAGTGTTGACTGGCTGTTCACCAATACATTCCAGCAAGACATTTACGCCGTCTAAGAGCGTTGTTCTCCCTGGAGTTACCTTTTCATTTGCTAGTCCCATAAGTTTGCTACAGCCTCGTAGCCTTAAGTGTATTAGATATAAAAAAAAGAGGCCAGTTTTAGCTGACCTCTTAGCAGAGAATTTACAAGTTAAGGAATAACAATCTTCGCTGCAGCTTCTGCACGAAGAACTCCCATTCCTAGACTTTGCCTTGCGACAAGTAAATCGGATTGGTGTACCACTCTAAATTCTTCGCCTGTCATTTGAAGACTTGGAGAAAGAAGAGTAACAACACCAACTGCCTCTTTATTGAACACAAGTCCTTTACACTTAGAAAGGTTCTGAGCGTAATCAGCATTGTGATCACCAGCTACAAGTGAGTAGTTAGCTTGAGTAACGTGATTTGATGCGAAACATGGTATGCCAGCGACACGTAATGTACGGCCATCAGCAATAGTTCCAGCTCCACCAAAGTCACTATTAATAGCTCTACTTGATTGAGTTAATAGATAATAATCTGCTGGAGTAAATACAGCATACATATCATCAATACTCACATCTTTCTCTTCAAAACCAACTCTTAAATCAAAGAGTGCATTAACAAGAGCATCACCTTTTGCCTGACGAGTAGCACCTGATGCTGTGTAATCAGTACCAAGTGTAACTCCTTGTCCAGTTCTACCTGAGTTAGTAGATTTATTTAAAGGCTCAGTGGAGTTACTTGCGGCTGCAAAGATCAATCTTGCAACACGCTTATCGTATTCCACTGCAAGGGCTCTACCAAGTTCTTTTGTATAAATTTGTCTAACGTCAAAGTATGACATTAGTTCATCAACTTGGTATATGGCGGCATCAGCTACCATCAACGCATCGAGTGAAATTACACGCTCATTTAGATCACTTGGATCATTAATAGTGCCTGTAAGTTCAGTGCCTGGCTGATGATATGCAGCAACCATTTTACCCGTGATTGGGAAAGCAACGCTCTTCCCTCCACGAATATTTCTTTCACGAGTTTTCCCTTTGAAAACCGTGTTAGTCATGAACGCGTCAAGGATCTCAGCCGATCCCAACTTCAACATCAAGGCTCTGTCGGTATCCAGACCAGCAGCACCAGCACCCCAAGTGGCTGCAGCACCCTTAATCTGACCCGAACGGCTTAAAGTAACAGCCATTGGTTAATAAATAAGATTTACGATTAGACCGCTTTATCCATCACTAACCCAGGTTGTCCTCCTTGAAGGGCCTGCTGCTTAGGGGCGTTCTGACTAAATATTAGCGTGGAAAGAGATTATCAGGACTATTTCTCAACAATTCCTCGAATTTTTGCCTGTAAGCACTATCAGTGTCATACAACCTTTGCCCCCTGGAATTGGTTTTATTCATTGCATCAAGAACTTGTTGCTGACTCTTGAATGTTGACTCGGCTGGTGCATCACCACCCCCGAAGAGTTTTGGCTCTACAACTGAATCAGGAGAATTACGTTCTGCCCTCAATGCTCGAATAGCCCATCTTACTGCTTCTTTGTTACCAGAATCAACGACGCTATCAAATTCTTTGATCACATCTTCCGATAAATTCCCCTTAGCCCACCCTGCAAGCTGCTCAAACTGCTCTTTACCTCCAGCTTCATTCATTAACTCAGCTTCATCTGCTTCGCTGATCTCAGAGGCTCCCCCGTCGGCTGCTTGCTGTGCTTGTACTTTCTGCATAAACATCGCAACCATTGGTTTGGTTACTCCAAGGGATTCAGCTAAAGCGTCATAGTGCTCACTTATATCCTCTCCTTGATCTCCTTTCCACATCAATTCAGTCATATCAATTCCTTTCTCCTTTAACTTCGCGACTCCTTCTTCTCCATAAAGTTGATTCGCTAATTCAGGAGTGTATTCCTCTCGTGTCTCTGGAGCCTTAAGCTCATTTGTTTGCTCAGGCTCTGATTCCGATTTTGTTTCTTGGCTTTCTTGAGGTTTATTCTTCATCTTCTCAAGCTCTTGATAAGCCTTGATCAGATCTTCCTTAGAAGCATTCCTGAACTTCTCAGGGATATTTGCCTCTTGTTGTGCAGCTTCTTGTTCCTTGATGTAGTCCTCGACAATATTTTCTTGTCCAGGCGCGGCCATTCCATCCTGACCTTCAGGAATCGTGATCTGCGGAGAAGTATCAGGAAGTTGTGATTCTGGTTGTGATGTTGGGGTCGTGGTCATCGTTACTGTTCGGTAGGTTGTTCTTCAGCCATTTGCATCTCTTGGGTTGTTTGAGCTGCATTGGCTAGGTTTTGTGGGTCAGCCATTTTGGAACGCAACAAGGCTTCTTGCTGCGCCTGTTCCTGTGCTGCCTGTTGTGCTTCTTGAGCTGCTTGCTGTTCTGCTTGCAGCTCTTGTTCTGTCTTGACCAACCCAAGTGTGTCGATACCCATTGAGTAAGCGAGACGGGTGATCAATTCAGATGGCTTCAAGTAAGTAGCCAATCCTTCTGGGCCAATTGTTTGCCCCAGGGTCGTAGTAAACCGCACTAGCTGTTCTAAGTCGTTACCACGACCAACGGCTGCAAGACCCACTGTCATTACAACTTTTACTAATTCCTTCGGAAGCTTTGGAACCTTCCCTTCTCGTTGAAGAATATCCAGCTTTCTAGCGACATAAGGAACTTGAAACTCAGTCGTAAGGATTGAATAAATACTGCCTAAAGAGTTTTCAACCTGCAGTGCCTGTAACCGAACTTCTTCGGCTGTAACTCTCTCTGCATCACGTTGATCTGCAAGCATAAAAGCCTGTGATAGCCTAGCTTCTATCTGTTGCTTACCTTGCATCGCTACAGATAGATCCTGACTTTTCTGAACTTGTAGAGCGAGAACATCGTTCGGATCTCCTGTAACAAACGCCCCATTTGGTGCTTTCGCGAGATCGTTTGCTTTCGTAACCCCTGACGGCTTGACTAAAAACAACACTTTCGAGGAGGCAAGCGCACCTTCCGCGATTGCTTGACATAACGCTTCAACTGTTTGAAGGTCAGCAATAGCAGCAGATTCCACATATCCAACCCCGTAAGGTTGTCCAGCCACATGGGTCATCCTCAATGGCAACCAAGGACTAACATCTTTCGGTGCTCTACCTTCAGTTCCAGGAATAATTTTGCCTTTTACTTCTTGATGCCAGGTAACTTGATCACCTTTCCATTGGATGTAGGTATATAACTTACAAGTCTTCTCTTCTTCTTTGCGATCCAAAGTTCCTTCATAAGGATCAAGTATTCCCTTTAACTCAGTTTCTTCCTCTTCCTGCAACATTGCTAAAACCTTTTCAGGTAATGAATAATAAGGAAGCTCTTCACATGTAATACATTCCAATGGATTACCCATTGAATCTCTAAACATCACATAACGATTGAGATGAAAAACTCTTAATCCTTCAGGAGAAACATATAAAAGAGCATTACCAGCAATGACCAAATGTAATAACGCCTCATGGAAAACCACGCGATCATTACTTGCTTCAATCTCTCGAAGAACCAATCGCTCAATCTTGCTTAACGCCTCCTCAAATTGTGCCTTCTCCTCTGGAGGTACACCCTGCTTAACTAACTCTGCATCATCTAGCGAGAACCTGAAGAACTGCTGAGTTGGTGGCAGCAATGCAAGAAGCATTCTGCTCGCCAAGTTGAGACAACCGCGAGCCCCGATTCCATTCCAAGGAACTGGATAAGTATCTTTATTATTCGCTCCAGGATCATTACTCGCAGGAACAATGTACGGAATTGTCAGACGAGCTGATGTCCTAGCTCTTTCAAGGTGATAATTTCTATCACTCTCTCCGGCTCTATAGCGTTGTTCAGCAGTTGGCATAATTAAACGGAATAATTGGTTCCAGAACCAGACCCTGATCGGCCTCCACCTAAGCGCAAACCAGCCGTGGTGCTGCGTGGTCTAGGTGTTCTGCCTTTCTTTTGAGATGTCTGAGCAGTTGGGGCTTTACTAGATTTTTGAGCCAGGATTCTTAACGAATTGGTAACTGCATTACCACGAGCACGAGCCTCGCTAATCCTTGTTGCTTGGTCTTCCTGTAGACCAGCAACTAAATTACCTTGAGCATCACGTTGTTCAACAAGTCTTAATTCCTGTGCTTTTAATGTGGCTTGTTGTTGTGCAACTGTTGCCTCTCGTTGTCTCGCAAGACGATCTAATTCAGCTTGTTTTTCTTTAGCCATTCGATCAGCTTCCTCTTGTTTCCTCTTGTATTCTCTTTTTGCTTTCTCCTCTGCTGCAGTTACACCAGAAACATCTTTCACAGTGTTCTTAACTTTTTTAACAGTCCAATTAACAGCTTTAGAAACAGTTTTAGGGCACATAATTAAACTCCGTAATTAGTACCAGCACCTGCAGAAGCAACAAGACCAGCCCTATTAATTTTCAGGTTGGACTTCGGTTTCTTCTTCTTAGTAACTGCTGCAGTTGTTTGGGCTCCTTCAGGGGTTCCTTCACTCATCTGAGCAGAAGCTGCATAAGCACCAGTTTGTTGTGCAGCGATGGCAGCTTGAGCTGCAAGTGATTCCTTCTCAAGCCTGTCTTGTAAAGCTGCAGTTTCAGTATTTGCAGCATCAATCTGAGCTTGAAGTTGAGTATCGAAATCAGATTGTTGCTGAGTAATACGAGCTTCATACTCATCTAATGCAGCCTGATTTTTAGCAAGATCATCATCACTTGGACCTTGATAAACAATGTTTGGCGATTTAACGCCACCACCGAAGCACATGATTAAACCTCCTAAGTTGTTTTGCTAAGGGTTAGTTGAGCCCCAGAGCCTTTGCCGCCTTTTGTGGCAGTTGCCCTGCCAATTCGTAATCCACCTTTTCCTTTTCCTCTTAATCCCCTGGCTTTTGCACCAATGACAGGAGCTTGAGCATGTTTTTCTGGAGGAGGTGGCCCAATGACTTGTGCTAAACGCATTGCCTGGGCATTGGTGTTTTCAGCTAATTGCTTCTGAACACTCGTCAATTCATCTAACGTGGACTGTTTTTGCCTAAGCGCAGTATTTAATTGCTGTTGAACAAGCTTGGTATTGCCTTCCATTGACCTTTCAATTGCGTCTTTTTGCAATTGGAATTGCTTGTCATAGGCGTTGTAGTCAGGCTTCGTAATTGTTGCCGCACTACCACCTCCACCAAAACACATCAGATCACCTCCATAGACAAAGCATCATCTTGTTGTTCTTCGTATTTGCTGCGAAGCCAACGAACGACAGAAGCCTGACCAGCTTTAAACCAAACTTCATCTCCCGACTGACCTAAATCAGGACATTGATCAGGAAATTGTTCCGCGAGTGCAATCACGAGTCGTTCGTCAATAGAAGGAAAATAAACCACTCTCCAAGGCTGTAGACATTTATAGCCTACCGATATTATGTCTTATAGCCCATACTAATAGTATTATTCTACGCTGTTGTAAATGACCGACTTAAATTCAAAACTTGCAGAAATGCACGAAGAAGTCATCGAACAAGTATTAGATGACTTACGAAATGGTGATCGCAAAGCAAGACAAGAAGCAATGACATTGTTAAAACAAAACAATGTAACTGCTGTTGCTACCAGTAGCAGTTCGCTTGGAAAACTTGCTAAGAAATTAGACTTTTCAAGTATGGATGAAAAAGTTATTCCTTTGAAACGCCCACCTGGAGCCTCTGTACCCCGCCATGAACCTTCCCCCTAGACTTACGACCACCCCAACCCATAGCAATTGAATCAATAGAGCCAACAGTTTCATCCATCCAGGCTTCTAACTCATCTTCAAATAATTGATCAGCACGAGATTTCCTAGCTTTCTCCTGATCTTGTGCTGCAGATTCGACAAAGAAACCACAAGCAATAGCTAAAGCATCCAATCTGTCATCGTGAGACAAACAACCTCTTTCTGCTGTCAACCTTGAAGCCTGGAAAAATAAAGACCGAGCATATCCATGCTCAGGATCTTCATCCGTCAACCGATAATCTTGTTTAATAACGCGACTATTAACAATAAGACGATGCTGCTGAATTAATGGACCGAGCGTGTCACATAACCGTTGCTCTTTTCGAATATTATGTCTAACTTCTTCAATAGTGACGGGATACTCGCGAAGCAAATGGGGCTTCAATAAAGCAGTAAACATTCCGTCACCCATATTACTTTCAGCGACTACATAATTCACTTCCCATTTCTTTGCTGTCTTAGCGAGATATTGCAGAACTTCATCTGCATAACCAAGAGTTGAACCACCTGATTCCAGTAAAAACATATTTCCGTTTAACTCTGCTACAACAGCCCAAGCCAATTCATCAGCACCACGACCAGCAGGGTCAATAGCTAAGACACACCGCCAAGTATCAGATTTCGGAATCCAACCATTTTGAAAAATAGGACGGTGGTAATAACGATCAGCACCAAGTCCGACACAAACTAATTCTTGCAATCTGACATCAGGCTGATTAGACCAAACACATGTTTCAGGTAGGGCTGTTCCATCTAAATCAACAACCATCAAATCACCAAGACGAATTGGAAACTTATCTAAGGTTGCCAATCTCGTATTCAGCATGAACTGAAGTTCAAAGCTGGCTTTGGTCATTGATGCTTGTCTCTGGAGAATATCTTCATGACCAAATCTTTCTGGGTCCGTCGGTTGTTTCACGAGGCTGCTGTTCGCGATGACCTCCTCTTCAATCGTCGGATCGAGGTTGCCCTCGTAGCAATCAAGCTCGTCGGGATACAACGCAGGCCAATATCTAGCCGCATAGTTCCTTTCTCTCACAAGCCTTAAATATATACTTGTCTCCGTATGTGGCGTTCCTAAATATAAAATTTTACGGGGCAAAACCTGCCCCTCCTCTGGCTTTATGATACTTTGTATTTCTTCAACAGCGTGTGCAACCCTGTCTTGTTTTAACTGTGTAATGACATTAGCAAGTGTTTCTACGTCATCAAGAATTGCACAAGTACATCTTTGTCCTGTTGTCTGACCCATAATTCCCATCGAACGAACAGACGGAGATTGTTCCACCTGGGCGGGGCCCACATCAAAAGCTACATTAGAAAATCTATTTTCCGTCCCAGGCATAAGACACTGGAGAATATCTATTTCACCAATACAACGCAGCATGAAAGACGAGAAGTCAGTTGACTTCACTGCAGTTGCAGACACAATCAAAATCTTTTCATTCGGGTCTACTCTCAACCTCCACAACGCATAAAAAGACGCAAGAATACTTTTCCCTAATCCCCTGAATGCAACAGTCAGACTTTTATCAGGCCCTTCTTGCATCCATTGACACACAGAAATCTGCTGCTTCGTTGGAGCATCTGCTAACCCCAACTCTCGCAACAGATAACATGTGAAATTTGGAAAACTATCTCTTAATTGTGGAGGTAATGGTTCCCAAAGTTCCTTCATTCTTCCTCTTCTTTCTTCTCCTCTTCTACGACTGGAGCATCCTGAACATAATAATTAGCAGGCTTAACTGCTTTCAATGTCTCGTCTTTTACGACGCATGAACCAACTAGACCTAATTCAAGTCTTTGGTTATTCGTGAGATAAGGCATAGTTTCCCCATAAAACTATTTTAAATTAGCGACAAAACCCTCAATGAAGAGGGCCTCATCTAACCCACGCTGACCACGACCAAGCAGCAAGCTTCAGGGCTCCTCTCATCTTACCTATATCCCCTCGCTTTCTCATCTTCTTCTCTCCTCTTCCTCAAATATTCACTAAACCCTTCCCTATCTGTCCTTAACCCATCCACTAATCCAAACTTTGCTCGATACTCCCTCATGCAATCTCCATAGATCTTCCTCTCACTACTCGTAAAATCTCTAGTCACTTCCCCACCCAACGGATCTCTATCCTTTGACATCCCCTCCTTCATCCATTTCATTTGATAAGTAGGCTTCCTACTCATAATTAATACCTTGGTCGTGGTCTTTAAACATACACCCCTGATGAATAAACTCAATATAAACACATAATATGTTTCACTATGTAAACATGGAACATTGACTTTCAATCCGATTAGACATATAAACAGACGGCAGGGTTTTTAACAACACGCGGCACATATATCCAACAATCCGTTACCTCGATATAACACAACACCCTAACCATATCTACACAAAACCCCAAAATGGGTCGCGCGATTAGGTGGGTATTTATAAACGTGATGATGGCCACTCCCCCTTAGCCCCTTCAGAAAATCGAAAATACTATATATTCCATTAAAAAAATAAACTATTGAATAGGGCCGGGCCCTGATCCATTGGTGCTGCTGTCTTTGTATCGAATAACATATTCGTTCAATTAATTTGCAGGGCTTGAGGGCTTGGCATCACTGACGTTCAATGACTCACCCGCCGCTGGTCTGTTGCAATTATCCCTGAATTATCTGCAGGGGTGCAGAAGTCATGCTAGGATGGGTTGAGTTCTACGGAACTACCACGACCCTTGAAAATTTAATTATGGCTTCTAAGAAAGTTTCCTCGACTGTTCTTTTAGCGCTGATTCATGAGGCTTATAAACATGATCCTGAGGGACTGTTGAGTGACCTTGAGAACACAGTGATAAGGGAAGAGGGCCTCGTTGAATTTGCTCAGAGTGCAATTGATTGCATAGAGATGGAAGACGAGGATGAGGAAGAAGTTGAGTATGAAGAGACTCTGAAGAGAGTACCGGCAATGCTCAACAAATAGAACCTAACCTGAAGGGCCTTTGGGCCTTTCATGCTGGGTTCACCAGCATTAACCACGACCAAAGGTTTTAAAAATGCGACAGTTTGCTTTTCATCATGATTCCGGTCATGGGTGGCTACAAGTTCCTGAACGTCTTTTAAAAGAGCTAGGCATTGAACATTTTATTTCAAGATTTAGTTTTAAAAAAGATGATCAGGTATGGCTTGAAGAGGATATGGACGCAAGCTTATTTATTGAGGCTTTTAAATCTGAAAAGGGAGAGATGCCACACTGGCATGACTACTTTGAAGAGGGAGAGTCAAGGATAAGAAAGTTTGATGCATATCCAGCCCAATATGACCGGAATTTTGGAGAAGTAATGAGAAAGATAAGCCAGTTGAGAGCTGGTTTATGAATAATTTCTCTACTTACATTGATGACCCTAAACATATTCCGATTTTATTGGGCTATGGATGGATAGTTATCAAAGAAACCTGGACGGATTGTCCTCAAAGAATTTACAACCGTCTTAAAGAAGAAACACCTTCAAAAGAAGAAAGAGCTTTTATTGAGGCTGTTAAAGCTAAAAGATGATCTCAACCTGAAGGGCCTTTGGGCCTTTCATGCTGGGTTCTCTCAGCATTACCACGACCAAAGGTATTCATTATGTCCACAGTGACTAAAGAAGATCACGCTGTATCTAATGCGAAGGCTCAACTTGAATCTATTGTTGTTTACTACAAGAGATTTAAAGAGTTAGAGCAAAACGACGAGCAAGATATTTTTTACGACGAGCTTTTAGAAGAAGCTCAACAAGAAATTTTATCTGTTGAAGTTCGTTCGCAAAGTTGGCAACAACCAGGAACAGAAGAGTTTAAACCTGATCAAGGTCGTTTGCTTCTTTCATATGGTGGCCCTGCTTGTCAAATTATTTTTGATTTAGACGAGCATGGCCAACCCGTAAACAATGGAGAACTAGGTATTCAACACCAGGACTGGTTTAAGCCCTGGGAATATCTACAAACCAATGATGAAGAAGATGCAGCCCTTGAATGGTTTGCTGGTCTGTTTTGGTACGGCGAATAGATGACATCCTGGAGCCCTTCGGGGTTCCATGATGTTCTCTTAATTGAGACATCTTTACCACGACCAAATCGGAGTTTTTTCTTATGCCTTCTATTGATGTTTGGGACTATTTAACGACTGACGAAAAGACTCAAATTACAGAAATCATGCTGGAAGCTTGCGCCAGAAATGACAAGTATTTTGATGTCTACGAATTGGTTTTAGAAATTGTATCTTGATGACATCCTGGAGCCCTTCGGGGTTCCATGATGTTCTCATTATTGAGGCATCTTTACCACGACCAAATTGGAGTTTTTTTCTTATGCCAAGTATTACTTTTGTAAATATGGATGGTGACTCAAAATCTTTTGATCTTGAGGAAACATCTAATCAAGAGGCACTTCTAGGAGGGTTTGACCATTTGGACAAACCAATAAAAGAAAGAAGAGAAGAGGAAAAAACTAATGGACTTTGAAGTTATCAAAGAACAATTGCCAAGCCCCTGGGCTTCATATTTAGTCAACGGGGTAGCTGATTCTTTAGAAGAGGGAGAAGAAAAAGAGATAGACGAAACATTGGAACATTTAGACCTAAAAGGTGCTGAGTGTATAGATGTTTTAGACGATTCTCATTTTCATAAGCCCTGGCGATTGAATTGGTTATTAGCTGGCGATTATTCCACTTTTGTCTTTCATAAGTGGATTAAATGATGACATCCTGGAGCCCTTCATTTGAGGGGTTCCATGATGCCTTCAAAAGCATCAACCACGACCTTTACTTTTTTTACTCGTGAAAAAAGAACTAAAGCCAACGTCTTTAAAGGCTGATCTTTATGCTGCTTATTGTGAGCAGAGAACAGAGATCGAACTATTAAAGACTGACCTGGCAGCAAAGAAAAATGCTGCAAAGTTCATTTCTTTTGACCAATATAAAGCTGACCTATTTCTACGTTGGGGGGTGCATGTCAAAGAGACTACATCCCTCGGTTGTGATATGACTAAAGCTTTTAAATGGTTGAAAGTACAGTTTATTTCTCTTAAGTCCCTTTCTTTACGTGCTGAATAATGGCTGATTTCTGCGAAACTTCTGAATACTTTGAAAAGTATTGTCCTTCCTTAAAACATTTATGGACTCAATACCTTGAACATGATGCCGTGATGGTCAGCCAATATGCTGGCCCTCAAGGTGATTCAAAGGAAAAACCAAATTTTGGTTTTGAAGTAGATGATGGTCGGATCGGAAAAGATGAGCGAGTTTTTTTTGAATGTTATGAGGATCACGTTTTGGTACGTCATTGTTTTGATGATGGTTGCCAAGAAACTTCCAGCATGACCCATCAAAAATGCTTGAAATATCTATCTCAATTACCAAGACCCTGGTATTCATTTTGTGATGATATTGGTATTCATCTTTCTGAGAAAACACCACCAAAGGAGGAAGAATGACCCGTCAATTCAACACCGATATGGAACGCGATATAAATCGCATTGCCATTGCTACTGAGAAGATACTTAAACTTCTCAAGGAGCTAAAGGAGGAAAAGAAATGAACGCAGG